TAATAATTAAACAAATTGTAATATTTTTGTAATACAAATGTAATATTATTGTAATTGACTTAAGAAAAAAATATATATAGAATAATATAAAAGAATGAGTAAAGACAAAGCCTTTACTCAACCCGTTGTTAGTTGTGGGGATGTTTATGGACATCTTCACTTTTTTTATCTATCGGAACGACAGATAATTTTGCTTCAAATCCTTTATTCAGTCTTGCTGAACCAGAAGATTTGAGTTGTTTTAGCAATGCTGTTATTTTTTCGACTAGACTATCTAGCACAAAAAGAATAACAGTAACTCCAAGGAGCCACTCCATATACCACACCTCCTTCTTATGTATTTGCACTTAACTATTCAAAGCGAAGAGTCAGGTGCATAAACTAATAGTTGAAATGCAAAGAAGTCAATTACTAATCTATGCACCCAACCGAAGGAGTTTTTAACAACTTAGGCACAGTATATCAAAATGGAATATTAATTGTCAATACAAAAAATGACAAAAAGATACAAGAGTTTATCATAAGAGATAGACTCTTTTTTCGTTGGTATTAACAGATACTAGATATGTTGATATAAATAAGATATTTACAATGTACAATCCTGGATATTGATTTGTATAGAGCTTTTCTAGTGAGCTCTAGGATATGTAAGATTAATTCAAGAGGTTTGAAACTTGTTTGCTAAACAATGTGTACCTAAGAGGTATGGGGTTCGTGTCCTCAGTCTTACGCCAAGAAAGAAAAGAGTAACATATGAATATGAAATATTGTATGAAGAACAGATGTAACGGTTGCAAAAACTATGGCATCTGTTTTAATTATAAACCAAAAAGGAGAAAGAAAAATGATAAAAGCAATGATAATAATTATACTAAGTTCATTAGCGATAATAAGTGTAATATTAAGTATAGCAATAATATATGCAATGTTAAATGAAATTGCGAAATTAGTAATAGAGTGTATAAAAACAATAGTTAATTTTTTTAACGGCAGAGATGATAAGCAATGCTAAAGAGTTGTAGTTATTGTGGAAAGATACATGATAGCAAATATATATGTAAAGAAAAACCTAAACGAAAAAAAGAAGTGACAGAAGCGGACAAATTCAGATGGACAAGATTATGGCAAAAGAAAAGAGAAGAAATAAAGAAAAGAGATTTATATTTGTGTCAGATATGTATTAGAGAATTATACAATACAAAAAACAAATACAATACAACTAACTTAAGTGTACACCATAATATACCAATAAATGAAGACTTCAATAAAAGATTAGATAATGACAATTTATTAACAGTATGTGACTATCATCATGAGTTATGTGAGAATAAAAAGATACCAAGAGAAGTAGTGCAAAGAATAATAGGTGAGCAGGAAGGGAAGAAATATGAATAGAATTATTGGAATATATAAAGCAGAAATATATGAATATGAAAATGGAGATATAAGAATAGCTTACGAATGTGATAAAGATAATAACTATGAATGTAGTAAAAGTAATTGCAAAGAGGAGTACTGCACACATACACTTAACAAAAGATTTGCTAAAAATAAAATGAAAAGAAGCACTTGTCCACCAATCAAACTAGGATCACATCCAAGTGGATAAACAATCCCCCCTACCATCAAAGGCAAAAAATAAAAATAAATTTTTACACCGACTGCACACCTTCGCTTTAAAAAAATTCCCACATCAGCATGATTCAATAATATACGAAAGGAGATGAACAATATGCCAACACCACCAAAGCCATTTAAAGTGTTAACATCTGAAAAAAAATCACATAGAACAAAAGCTGAACTCAAGAAAAGACAAGAGGGAGAGCAGTCTTTGAGTACAGATATAACATTAAAAGAAAGAAAAGAAGTAAAACAAAATAAAGTGGCACATAAAGAGTTTAAAAGAATAGAAAAATTATTAAAAAATATAGATAAAAACGATGCAATTTATGAGGCTGTTATAAATAGATATTGTTTACTTCAAGCGGAATGCACTGACTTAGAAGAAAGACGAGAAGAATTTTATAAGTTAGTGTTTGAATTAAAAGCTGAAATGAAGTCAGTTACAGATAATATGGATTACATTGAAGATGTTGCTAATTATAAGCTTGAATATGCAAAATCTATAGCTAAGATCATGAGCTCAATGAATGCAATAGATAAACAAATTCAATCAAAAAGAAAAATGCTGTTAGACATTGAAAAAGAAAATGTTATGACTATTGCATCAGCATTAAGATGTATACCGAAAAAAGAAGACAAAGATGCAGATAATCCACTTCTAAAAGTACTAAGAGGTGAAGCATAATGTTGTTGGAAAAAGCAAAAAGGTATGCAGAAAATTGTGTATCAGAAAAAGAGATAACTACATTTGAAGTAAAAAAGCAATGTGAGTGGTTTTTAGAAGATTTAGAAAAACAAAATAATGATTATTATCCGTATTATTTTGATACAAAACAAATAAAAATAATAGAAGGTGTATTAAAATTATTGATTTTTGCGACGGGACTTGGAATTGTTGGCAAAAGTATTTATGAAGGTTTGGAAGATTTCCAAGCTTTTTTTATTGCTAATGTTTTTGGGTGGAGATATAAAGCAGATTCAAGAAAATTTAGATACAGAGAAGTGGATTTGTTCATTCCGAGAAAAAATTCAAAAACATTTTTAGCAGCATTAATAATTATAATTTTAATGCTTACAGAAGATGAATATTCAGAATTTTATTCTATATGTCTTGATAGAGATTTGGCAGGAGAAGTAAAGAAGGCAATATCACAGATATTAAATGCAAGTCCGTTGGTATCAGAGTATTTCAATATACCAAAAACACTAAGTGGAAGAATGGAATGTACTTTAACGCATTCATTCTATCAGCCAAGAACAGCAGAAGCTAATCGCAATAACTCAATTAGACCAAGTGCGTTTATAGCTGACGAATATGGTGCAATGAAAGACAACGCAAATGTAGAAGCAATGCGCTCAGGACAATTAAGTGTTAGAAATCCTTTAATGTTTAAGCTGACAACAGCTTATGCAGAAGACAAGTCAATAATGCTTGATGAATTAGAATATTTAAAAAAAATTTACAAAGGTTTAGAGGTTGATGACAGATTATTTGCACTTGTATATTATGCAACAGAAGAACATTTGTGGGATGATGTTGGACTGCAGATGGCAAATCCTTTAAGAATTGAAGAGAATTATGAAGAAATAAGAAGAGCAAGGAAAAATGCATTAGCAAAACCATGTGAAAGAACAGAATTTTTAACAAAAAACATGAATTATTTTATGCCTTCAAATTCTGGCGAAGAATTTATTACAATTGATAAATTAAGGCTATGCAAAAATACAAGAGGGGTATTTGACTGGAGAGGAAAAAATGTTTATGTTGGACTGGATTTAGCAATGACAAATGATAATACAGCCGTTTCAATGGTAACAATAGAAGACGATATGATATATGCAAAATCGTGGGCATTTATACCGGCTGATAGAATAGAAGAAAAAAACAGAAGAGAAAGAACAGATTATAGAAGATTTATAGAAGATGGTAGTTGTTTTGCTTGTGGAGATGAAATAATTTCTTATGAGTTTGTTGAAAACTTTGTAATGAATATAGAAAAGAAATATGGTGTACATATAGTTCGAATAGCTTACGATAGATTTAATTGCATATCAACTGCAAATAAATTAGAAAGTAAAGGATATGAAACCGTAGAAGTAAAACAGCATTCAACAATATTACATATGCCAACAAAATGGTTACAAGAACACATCTTACAAAGAAAATTTAGTTATGATGGTGATAGATTATATGAAATAAATTTTCAAAATGCAAGATGTGTTGAAGATACAAATCTAAATAAGTATATAAACAAAAAGAAATCAAATGGAAAAGTAGATATGGTAATGAGTACGATAGATGCTTTATATTTATTGCAACAAGAAATATTAAATGAAGATAATTTTGTATGTCAAAGCTTTTAGGAGGTGAGAAAAGTGAAGATAAGAAATGTTTTTAAAAAGAAAATTAAAAATGAAACCAATAAGGAGACAATAATTGATGAAAATGCGGTAAGTGATGTTATACTAAAAGCTTTGTTAGCAGGAGAAGAAATAGATAGAGAAAAGGTTTTGATGATTCCAGCTGTTTCGAGTGCAGTAGGATTGATTTGTGATTCTTTTGCAATGATACCATTTAAACTATATAAGAAAACAACAAAAGAAGGTAAAAAACAAACAACAGAAGTGGAAGACGAGAGAGTAAATATAATAAATTATGATACTGGTGATACATTAGATGGATTTCAGTTTAAAAAAGCTATTGCTGAGGACTATTTACTTGGAAAAGGCGGATATGCATATATCAATAAAAGAAAAAACAGTTTTATTGGACTAAATTATGTACAAGAAAACAAAGTATTGTTTGAAAGAAATACAGATGCAATATTCAAAAATTATAACATATTGGTTGATGGTAATATATATAGACCATACGACTTTATTAAGCTACTTCGAAATACTAAAAACGGAGCATATGGAACTGGATATACTAAGGAAATAAGCAAGAGCTTAGAAACAGCTTATAAAAGAATAATATATGATTTAGAATTAATGAGAACAGGAGGAAATAAGAAGGGATTTTTAAAGGCACAAAAACATTTAGACGAAAAGGGAATGTCAATATTAAAATCTCAGTGGAATGATTATTTTGCAGGAAATTCTAGCTGTGTTATTTTAAATGATGGAATGGAATTTCAGGAAGCATCAAACACATCTGTTGAAAATCAATTAAATGAAAAGAACAAAACATTTAGTGAAGAAGTAAAAGAAATATTTCATATAGGAAAAACAAATGAAGATTTCTTGAAAAATGCAATTATGCCATTAGCAACAGCATTTTGTACAGCTTTAAATAGAGACTTTTTACTTGAAAAAGAAAAGAAGTCTTATTATTTTGCACCTGATTATACAGAATTAATTAGATGCACTATAAAGGAAAGATTTGAAGCATATCAAATAGCAATTACATCAGGATTTAAAACAAGAAATGAAGTTAGATACCTAGAAGGTGATGATGCACTTGATGGGTTAGATATGATTAACATTGGTTTAGGAGATGTGCTATTTGATCCAAAAACAAAACAAATTTATACACCGAACACTAATAAAATGGTGAAAATGAATGATATGAATCAAGAAAATGAACAAATAGAAACAACACAAGATGAAGAAAACAACAAAAATGAACAAAAATCTAATAAAGAAGCGGAGGGAGGTGAGCAAATTGAAGAATAAGTTTTATGAAATTAAAAACATAATACCAAACGCAAGTGCTGACCTTTATATTTATGGAGAAATAGTAACTGATGATACTGACTGGTGGACTGGCGAAAAAGATAATAATTTAATTGGATTACAAAGTTTCAAAGAAGAACTTGATAATTTAGGAAATATATCAGACTTAAATATATTTATGAATACGCCAGGCGGGGAGGTCTTTGTTGCCACTACTATATGCAGTATGTTACAAAGATTAAAAGATTCTGGAACTAAAATTCATACATATGTAGATGGACTATGTGCTAGTGCAGGTACATTTATTTTGATGATGGGTGATGATGTAAATATTTACGAAAATTCAGTAGTAATGATACACAAACCGATTAATATTTGCTATGGTAATGCGTTAGATTTTCAAAAATGTATTGATGTATTAAATACAATTGAAAATAGCACAATGATACCACTTTATATGAAGAAAGCAAAAGTTGACGAAGAAAAAGTAAAAGAGTTAATAAATGCAGAAAGTTGGTTAGGTGCAAAAGAAGTAGATGAGACATTTGATGTAAATCTAATAAAAGAACAAAAACAAGTTGCTGCATGTGCATCTAATTTGTTTAAAAATTACAAGAATGTACCTCAAAAATTTAAAAACATGCTTAAAAAGGCAGAAACACCAAAGTTAGATTATTCTGATTTTGAGAAAAGATTATTTAATATCAAAAAATAATGAAAACAGCTATTAAATTAGTTGTTTTTTTATTTTATAAAAATTTTAAAAAAGGAAGGTAAGAAAATGAACGAAAAAGAATTGAAAGAAAAAAGAAATGAATTACAAGCGAAAATGGAAGAAATTCTAAATAAAGCTAAAATTGAAAACAGAGCTATGAATGATGAAGAAATCAAAAGCTTTGATGATGTAGAAAAAGAAATTAAAAATATTGATGCAACATTAGAAAGATGTAACAAAATTAACAAAATGGAATGCAAACAACAAGAAGGAGAAAAAGAATTAACACAAGAAGAAAAAGATGTTAAAGCATTTGCAACATTTATAAGAAACTATGTAAATGGTGTGCCACAAAATGCTGAAACAAAACTTACAAAAGGAGACAATGGTTCAATAATACCAAAAACAATAGCACAAAAAGTTATTGATAAAGTTATTGAAATATCACCATTATATGCAAGTGCTACAAGATACAACACGAAAGGAACATTGGCTGTTCCAAAATATGATGATACAACAGATGATGTAACAGTTGCATATGCTACAGAGTTTGATGAATTAGTTTCTCATTCAGGAAAATTCGATACAATTGAATTAACTGGATTTTTGATTGGAGCATTAACAAAAATATCTAGATCAATGATAAACAATACAGACATAAACTTAACAGATTATGTTGTAAATAAAATGGCAGAAAAATTTAAATTATTCTATGAAGGAGAAATGTTAAACGGAACTGATAGTAAAATTTCAGGAATTGTTGGTTCTTATGATTCAACAAATATGAAAGTTACACTAGCTGCAAAATCTTCTTTAACTGCAGATGAATTAATAGATATTCAAGAAACAGTTCCTGACATATTTCAAGTCAATGCTTATTGGATCATGAATAGAGACACAAGAAAGAAAATAAGAAAATTAAAAGATAGCGACGGAAACTATATTTTAAACAGAGCATTTAATGAAAAATGGGACTATGAATTATTGGGAAAACCTGTTTATTGCTCAGAAAAAGCAGAAAAATTAGGAACAGCATCAAAAGCTGTTATATTTTATGGAGATTTTTCAGGACTTGCTATTAAAGAAACAGAATCAATGGAAATTCAAATTTTATTAGAAAAATTTGCAACACAACACGCAATAGGAGTTGTTGGATATTCAGAATTAGATGCTAAAGTTGAAAACACACAAAAAATAGCTGTTGCAGTATCTGGAGCAACAGATCCAGCATCTAAATAAACTTCCTAAAAAGGAGGACAAGCAATGAAAGTAAGTGAAATTACTATAGAAAATATTGAAACTCATTTAAGATTAACAGAAGTAGATGACTCTTTAGCAGAAGAGCTATCTACTTTTCTGGAAGTTGCTATAAACTACATTGAAAATTACACAGGTATAAAACGAAAAAGTGAAGAAAATAAAAGTCAAGAAAATTTAGATACATATTCTGATTTTGTAATTGTTGTTTATATTTTGTGTCAAGATATGTATGATAACAGAACCATGTATATTGACGGAAAGAATATAAACAATACTGTAAAAACAATTTTGGATATGCATACGAGGAATAATTTATGATAAATGCGGGAGATTTTAATAAATTAATATCTATATATCAAATAGAAGAAGTTGAAGACAACGAGGGGTTCAATACAAAAAAAGAAACTGTTATTCTAAAACCTTACGCTAAGATAAAAACGACAAAAGGATATACTTTAATTGCAAGTGGTTCGGATTTTGAAAAAGCTTATACTAATTTTACGATTAGATATTCCAAAAAAGTTGAAGATGCATATTACAATTCAAACAGAGATGTATATGTAAAATACAAGGATAAAATTTTCACTGTAGAATATCTAAATAATATAGATGAGGCAAATACTGAACTTGAAATGCAATGTAAGAGAGTTACAAAATAATGGCTAGATTTAAAGAAGAATTACCAAATGATTTAATAAAAATGTTTCAAGATTTAGATCAAGACAGTGAAAAAATGATTGGTGAAATGACAAAGGCAGGAGCGGAAAAGGTATATAAAAATGTACTGAAAAATGTTCCTGCTTCTTTTAAAACATCAAACATAATGAAATGCCTTAAAATTACTAAGGTGTATAAAACTCCAAGTGATGGAGGCATAAATACAAAAATCGGCTTTTTTAATTCTTTCATAAATAAAAGAGGAGTGGAAAGACCAGCACCGCTTGTTGCTAATGTTTTTGAACATGGTACATCAACAGTAAAAAAACAACCATTTATGCGTAAATCATTTAGGAAAGCAGAAATAGAAGCGGAAATGAAGAAAGTTCAAGAAAAATATTTACCAAAGGAGTAATTATGGAAAGTGAAATAAAGAAAATTTTAAAATTAGATGTTCCGGTTGCACATTTAAGGTATAAAGGAAAACAGAAAACTTATGTTGTATGGACAATAATAGATGAAGAACCAAATTTTTCTAGTGATGATGAAATTACTGATAGTGAAGTTGTGATTGATATAGATATTTACAGTGATAGCAATTATTTAAAAATAATGAGTTCAATAAAAAATAAAATGAAAGAAAATGACTGGACATGGGATGGAGATAGTCAAGAGTTTTTTGAAGAAGAAACAGGATTATATCACAGAACATGTTCATTCAAGAAAGGTAGGTATATAAATGGCTAGTATAGGATTAAGAACAGCAAAATATAATAAGATAGATTATACAACTAAAAAATATGCAGCATTAGCGAAGGAATCAATAGTACCAATTTTGGGAAGATTAATTGATGCAAAACCAAATCCAGAAAAAAATAGTACAAAACTTTATGCAGATGATATAGAAGCAGAAAGTGATACATCATTTAAAGGTGGAACTGTAAATATAACAGTTGATGATGTTACTGATGAAGTGTATGCGGATATAAATGGATGTAAAATTTCTGAAAAAGAAGTTACAGACAATTCAGAAGATATAGCACCTGAAATTGGTTATGGACATATTGTTACTAAAGTATTTAAAGGAGTAAAGAGTTATAAAGTGGAATTTTTACCACGTATTCAAATAACAAAAGTAACAGCAGATAGAAAAACAAAAGGAGAATCAATAGAGTACAATACAGTATCTATTGAAGCAGATTTAAAAGAATTAGAAGAAGAAATTAATGGTATGGAAGTTGGGACTTGGAGAAAAATGAAAACATTCGAAACATTACAAGAGGCACAAACATATTTAGACGGACTTTTAACGCCATCAAAATAAATTTTATAAGTATAAGTAGGCTAGAAATAGTCTACTTTTGCTTTAGGAGGATGAAATGATAGAAACAATTAAACATATTAACTATAAAGGTAAGAATTATCCACTAGTGTTTAATTTTAACGTACTAGAAAAAATTCAAGATAAGTATGGTTCTTATGAAAAATGGGGAGAAATGACAGACGGAAAAGGACGAGAAGTAAACATAGGAGCGTTTAAATTTGGAGTCTTAGAGATGATCAACGAAGGAATTGATATTGAAAATGAAGATAAAGAAGAAAAAATGGAATTTGTGACATTAAAACAAGTTGGAAGAATTATAACAGAAATAGGAATGCAAAAAATGACAGATAGAGTTCAAGAAACAGTGATTGAATCTACTAAAGATAAAGATGAAGAAGAAAAAAACGTGTAATCCACGAGGATGAAGAATTTATAATTGATTTCTCGTGGATTTTATTTATAGGACATTGCTTACTAGGGTTTAGCGAAAAAGAAGTAGGAAGAATGACTCTAGTTAAGTTTTCTAGGTTATATAAACATTATAAAAATAACTATGATTTTAAATTAAAGAAAATAACATATACAGAATTAGAAGAAAAAATTAATCATCAAGGGGAAATGTTTAGTGATGAGTAAAATGGAAAAAGTAAAATGCCCTCAATGTGGACAAACTCTGATTTTTATTAGTCACATTGACGGAGAAATAAAATGCACAAGATGCAGAAATAGGATACGAATACAAAAAGAAAAGAGTGAGGAACACGCACATGCAGAGTTAGTGGAGTAGTTACCCAAGACCTTTCTTTATTATATAGATTTTAAAAATAAAGAAGGTGTAAAAATGGCAACTAGCTTTGGAGGAACATTAAAATTAACAGGCGAAAGTGAATATAGAAAAGCATTACGAGATATTACTTCAAATTTAAAAGAAGTTTCTAGTGAACTTAAATTGACAACTACACAATTCACAGCAGGAGACAAAACTGTCAAAGAAACTAAAACTTCATATTCAAATATGAATAACACTATTCAACAGCAAAAAGCAAAGGTAACAGAACTAAAGACAATTATATCTCAGATGTCTAAAGAATATAAAGAGCATCAAGATAAATTAGTACAGGTAGAACAACAATATGGGAAAAATAGTGAAAAAGCATCTGAGTATCGAACTAAATTAGGAAATACAGAAAATCAATTAAGAACTTTTAAAGCACAACTTAATAATACTGAGACTCAATTAATACAAATGGAAAATGCAACAGTTAAAAGCAATAAAGAACTCAAAGATATGAAAAATGGTTTAGATGATGCTGGACAAGGTGCGATAAAATTTGGCGATTTACTAAAAGCAAATATATTAAGCGAAGCCATAGTTGGTGGTGTTAAAGCGTTAGGAAATGCGGTAAAAGAAGTTGGGTCTGCTTTACTTGGAGTTGGAAAAGATGCATTAAATAGTTATGCAGATTATGAACAATTAATTGGTGGAGTTGAAACATTATTTAAAGATAGCTCTGGAACAGTTGAAAATTATGCAAATAATGCGTACAAAACAGCAGGATTATCAGCAAATGAGTATATGGAAACAATAACAGGATTTAGTGCAAGTTTATTACAGTCACTAAATGGAGATACGGCAAAAGTAGCAGAAGTTGGAAATATGGCTGTAACAGATATGGCTGATAATGCTAACAAAATGGGTACTGATATGACAAGTATTCAAAATGCGTATCAAGGTTTTGCAAAACAGAACTACACAATGCTTGATAATTTAAAACTTGGATATGGTGGAACAAAAGAAGAAATGCAAAGGCTGTTAAAAGATGCACAAAAAGTTACAGGTGTTAAATATGACATAAGTAACTTGAATGATGTTTATCAAGCCATTCATGTTATACAGGGAGAACTAGGGGTTACAGGAACAACTGCAAAAGAAGCTAGTACTACAATTCAAGGTTCAGTTGCTTCTATGAAATCAGCATGGCAAAACATGTTAACAGGAATTGCAACAGGTAATGCAGAAAATATTGGGAATTTAGTAAATAATTTAGTTGAGAGTGTTTTAACTGCTGGGCAAAATATATTGCCACGAGTACAAGAAATTGTTAACGGTGCCATTGAAGTAATACCTCAATTACTATCAAATATAAGACAAAATATGCCAGCTATATTGGAAACGGGAGTACAAATTATAAATACGTTGATTGAAGGAATAAGACAAAATTTGTATTCAGATGAAAATGGGATGGGATTAATAGCTACAACAATAACTATTATGGAAACGTTCTTTGACGGAATCATAGAACTGTTACCAAACATCATAAGCCTAGGAGGAGAAATTTTGCTAGGCTTTATATCAGGAATATCTGAATCAATACCAAACTTACTTGATACTGCAATTAATGTTGTATTTGAATTAGGAGATGAACTTTTAAATAATTTTGATGTGATTGTTGATACGGGAATACAACTTATTTCAAGTTTGATATTTGGAATAGTTGATGCTTTACCAAAGTTAATCGAAAAAGCACCAGAAATAATAGAAAAATTAGTAATGGCAATAACTAATAATTTGCCTAAAATCATTCAGGCTGGTATTACATTAATTATAAAAATGGGAGAAGGTTTGATCAAAGCAGTACCACAACTAATTAGTGAGATACCTCAAATTATAACAGCATTAGTAAAAGAATTTGCAAATTTTGACTCAAATATGAAAGACGTTGGAAAAAATCTTGTTTCAGGGATTTGGGAAGGAATAAAAAATGCAAAAGACTGGTTATTGGGAAAAGCAAAAGAATGGTGTGGAAGTGTATTGAATGGAATTAAAGGATTCTTTGGAATACATTCACCTTCCAAAGTATTTAGAGATGAAATTGGAACAAACTTAGCGTTAGGATTAGGAGAAGGCTTTTCGAACACAATGAAAGATGTATCTACAGAAATGAAAACGGCAATTCCAACAGAATTTGATGTAACTTCTACAATAAATAGAACGGATACATCAAATAAGTTAACGTTGGAAAATATGACGAGTGCTTTTGTAACTGCTATTAAAAAAATGAATGCACAAATAATAATAGATAAAGACGTTGCAGGAAGGTTTGTAATAACTACCGTAAACGATGAACTTGGCGAAGTGATGTAGAAGGAGATGAAGAAATGAAAATTAGAAGATTCTTAATAGAGAATGAAAAAGGACAACAGTTTAGACTGGACAATTTAAAAGAAGGATGTTTTCTTACGTCCCCTTCTGATTTAGGATATTCATACAATATTGATTTTGTTCAATTAGGACATGATTTTATTGAAAATAATAGAAAAATTGAACAGAAGAAGCCAAGCGGAATATTATATTTTAAATCATATGACAAAGTAAAAGAATTTTGTGATTTTGTAGAAAGTTCTCAAAAGCTAAAATGGATTTATATTATTCCATTCGAAAACGAAGAAAAAATATATTATAGAGATGTTAGCATTATCAAGTTAGACAAAACAGAAAAAACAGGAAGATGGTTAGCTTGCCCAGTAGTGTTTGCTGGACTTTCTTTGTGGTATGAACAAAATGAAACTATATTTAAAATAGAAACATATGAAGATGAAATGAGGTACAATTACAAATGGAATAGTAGATATATAGACTATAATACAAGAGCGATTCAATTTAACAACAAAGGACATGTAGAAGCACCATTCCAAGTGGAAATAGATGGTTTTGTTCAAAATCCAACTATTTCTATTTTTGTTGATAATGAAGAATATGCTAGTATAAAAATTCCAATTACAATAAATGAATTTGAAAAGTTCTTATATTCAAGCAAAGCAGGTGAGATTTACATACAGAAACAAAATGCAGATGGAACAAAAACAAACTTATGGAAAAATGATTATATAGATATAAAGAAACAAAATATTTTTAAATTACCAATACGGAGTGTCAGAAATAAGATTGACGGCAGATGATGATGTATTAAATGCAAAGCTAACAATATTTCCGCAATACAAGGTGGTGTAAGTAATGAGTGTAAAGGTAACTTTTAATAATAGCGAATATGAATTAATTTACAATGAACAAAGTAGATTATATGAAATAGAGTTAGAAGCACCAAAAACTGGTGGATTATGTAATGCAGAAATAACATTTAAAGATTCGATAGAAAACATTGAAACATCAGTAAAAAAGATTCAGATATGGGCAAAAGAAAAGAACACTAATGTATCACAAGAAACTTTAGTGTATTTTTTAGACAAGACAGACTTAGAAATAAAAGATGTTGTTGAATTTGAAGATTATGAGTATGTAATAGATGAAGAAACAAACAAGAATACAATTTTTAAGATAATAAAAAAAGTAAATGCAGAAAATGATGATATTGTTATTTTACAAAGAAACGGAAAAATAGACTATTTGGGAACTGTTGAGGATATATCTAATGTGGATGGAGATTTAGAAAGAAAAGTAACATTAAAATATATTTCTAATAAATTTGATAGAAAAATAATTTTATCAAACGAAAAGTTAATAAGCGAAAAAGGGATTGAAGATTTTATTGCAAAAGAAATATACGATAATTTTACAAATTCAGATGATGAACTGTTAAATTATAAATGGCTTGATGTAGAAGTAAAAACACATACAAAAATACAAAAATCTGTAGATAACGAAAATGGTATTTATAATTTTCACACATTTATAACTAACTGTACTCAAAATTACAACATTATATTAGATTTTACTTATGATCAAGGAAGAATAAAATTAACAATATATAAACAAGATGCAGAAATACAATTAATAGATACGACAATACCGGACATAAGTAATTATGTAGAAAAGTTTGAAACAAGTGTTACTGCAAAAGTGATAGTAAAAACAGATGTGGATGTACAAACTTGGTATTTATTAAGTGATAGAACTACAACACAAAATAAAGATGATTTAAACAGAGCAATTGGTAAGGTTGAAACAGTATACACTACAAAATCAGAAGATGCAAGACAAACAGCGCTAGATAAGTTCAAATCAAATACTTATAATCACTATATTTCATTTAAGATAAATAGAAATAGTAAATTATTTGATGTTGAAAATATGAAGATTGGAACACCTCTAAGCGTAAGAACTAACAATAATATAATATTAGATACTTATATTTCTGCTATAAGAGATGATGGAAGCAATTTTATTGAAATAACATGCGGAAATATGAGAATTAATTTTATAGATAAAATATTGAAAGAAAGGAATAAGTAAAATGATAAAAGGTTTTAGATTTACAAATCAACTTGCAAATGCAGAAGTAGATGCAAGAATACATCAAGAGTTTTTAAATAAAAATGATGGTATTTTTTACGGAATGGGATTAAGCTATACTAATAATTCAATAACTATTTCAGAAGGATTATGCGAAATTGCAGGTAGACCGGTTGCAGTTATAGATAGTGAAACAGTGAATGCAGGTACAGACAACTTATATTGTTTATTAATATTAGAAATTGATTTATCAAAAGATTCAACAAAAGACGTATTTAATCAAGCATCTTTTAAATTATTAACATCAAGTACAAGTTATCCGGCTGTAACACAACAAGATATCAATATGTATAACGGTTCAAATAATTTATATCAGTTAGAATTTGCAAGATTTAAAAGTGGAACTAACGGAATTACTGAATTTAAGGATACAAGAAAATTTTTAAGTTTTAGTGGTATATATGCACAAATAAAAGCTGATTGTGATGCTATTATAAATCAAATTAAGCAAGAACTTGAAAATGTAGAAGATGGTAGTTCTTATTTGTTAAAAAGTGGAGGAAAAATAGATGGAAATTTGGAAGTGTCTAATAACATTAAGTGTGACAATATTACTAATAATGCTCGGAAGTAAAGTGGTATATAATGACAGAATTGCTGTTATAGAAGGAAATATTACGTTAGAAGCAAGTCCTGATAACTCGTCACATCAAACGTCGTGGCAATTAAATTTTCCAAACGGATTCAATTCAAATAATTGTGTTTGTGTTGCATTTGGAACAAAATTATATGCAGATAGCAAAGCAGGATATGCATATGGAACTGGATTTGAAGGTGCAATCGGGCTGGGCTGTGGCGATATTCCCAAAAGTATCGAATTAGGACAAATAAACAACTTAGATAAGATATGGTGTCAAGCTTACAATACATCAGGTGCGGAAAAAACATTGTATTATAGAATTGTTTTATTAAAAACACTATAGGAGGCATTAAATGTCAAAAATACAAGAAATCATAGTAGAGCCAAACAAGATTGTTGTAGGCTCTACTTTTAAATTGAAAGTAAGAGTAATAGATAGTTATCTAAATAAGAAAAAAATAGTTTCAGAGAATAGAAAAATTATAGCTACAGAAGATGGAAAAAATATAAGAACGGAATGGGGTGAGTAGTATGTCAGAAGAGATTAAAGTTAGTGAAATGCAAGAGGCGAAAGAAATAAATGATGAAGATTTACTTATGCTTATTCAAAAGAATGCAAATAAAAAAGTAACTATTAAACAAATAAAAAACTTATTTCAAATAATAGATAATTTAACAAGTGATTCCACAACAGATGCTTTGTCAGCGAATCAGGGTAAAATATTAGACGAAAAAATAACTAACACAAATACATATTCTACATCAGAAACAAACACCGGTAAAAAGTGGATAGATGGAAAAGATATATATAGAAAAGTAATAGAGTTAAGTAATATACCCGCATCGACAACGGAATATTCTTATAATGTTGAAAATATAGACAAGATAGTAAATGCACAGGCATCATGGTATGATACGACAGACAAGGCAACATTTGTAACAAATTTAAGATATGACGGTTCTGGTGCAAATATAAAATTTACTTATTTAAAAGACAAATTTAAAGTAGAGACAAAATATGATTGGGCAGAAAGAACATCTGATGTAAGTGTGGTTATAGAATATACAAAGCAGGAGGCTTAATATGACAAATAAAATACTAATAAGAACATCTGACAGAAAAACATTACACAAGGATAGAAGAACATTAGGAATGAATGGGGAGAACTTACAAGAGGTTCTCCTTTTCTGTTTAGATGAAAAAATAGAAGGAAATGGAATCGTAGAAGTAGAGTTGCCAAATGGCGAAAAAGGAATGATAGAAGTTGAACGTACCGAAGAAGGCTATGAACTACCTGTAAAGTCTAGTTTGCTTAGTCAAACTGGTTTTGTAAAGTTTCAGCTAAGAATATTGCATGATGATGTAGAAATCTTTAAATCAGAGATAATAGCATTAGAAGTAAAAGATTCAATAAATGCAACTGAAACTATACCAGAGCAGTACCCAACATGGATTGATAATCTAACTACATTAAAGCAAGACTTAGAAAAATCAGAAAGTGAAAGAGTATCAAGCGAAAATGAAAGAATATCAGCTGAAGAAGCAAGACAAGAAAACTTTACTAAAATGCAAGAAACTGTATCAAGTGCAGTAAGTAATATAAAAGACTTAACAGAAGATTACAACTCAAATGCAGAAAAAGAAACAAAGAAATTTAATGACAATGCAGCAGAGCAAGCAAAGAGCTTCAATGAAAATTCTGATACCAAATTAGCAGAATACAATAAGAATCACACTAACAAAATGAAAGAATTTAATGACAACTACGATGCAAAAACAAAAGCGTTTGATGATAATGCTGCAGATAAGCAAAATGAATTTGATGAAAATGCTGCTGATAAGTTAGCTGAATACAATCAAAATGCAAAAGAGTTAATCAACAAAGTTGAGCAAGTTCAAGCTGAGAATGAATCGTTAAAAGCTGAAAATAAGTTAATTAAAGAGCAAATACCATGTGCTAGTGCGAGTGGAAATTCAATACATGTTGAAGATAGCGGAAATCTTGATTTTGATTGGAAAATTAGAGGTGGGCATACTCAGACAATAACTACTCAACCAGAAAATTATATTGATGACAGAGAAGCAAGAGGAAAAACTATTTTAGAAGCAACTGCATTATATTTGCCAATTATGAATTTAAAAGCAGGAAATGGATATTATTTTAAAATATTTGATAATAACAATAAAATACAAAATGATTCTAGGTATGTAGCTGCAGAATTTTATAATGAAAACAAAGTAAAAATTGGGTCGGGACCGTTAGGGTTTCCTCACAATTTTACAGAAGAGGTGGCAACTAAGGTAAAATATGCAAAAATCTATTATAACGGTAATGATACAGACAAAGTAATAGGGAATATAGTAATAAAGAAAATAGGATTAAAAATAACATCTAGTGCATCAGCAGATGATATAGATATGTTTGTACCTGATTCACCAAGCCCAGATTATCCAAGTAAGGTTGAAACAGTAAGAAGTAATGTGAATGAATTAAAATTAAAAAATGGAAAAAACATAAAAGCATATGGATTAGATGTTAGTATTGATAACGGCATTATTACAATAAATGGAACTGCAAATGGAAATTATCCAACTTTCTTAATAAGTGGAGATGGAGAGATTGAAACAAGGTTGGGAAGTCCAAGCATAAATGCTAATCCGAATTGGTATAATTCAATTGCATTAGCTGAGAGAGACTACACATTAAAATTTGAATACATTAGTGGAGATGGCGGAACTGCGTACAGACCATATGTTTATATACATACAAGTGGTGGTAAAAATTTAGAGTTTTCGCAAGGGAATAGTACTAAAGTTAAAAATTACGCAGGAGAAATAGCTGGAATAAGTTTTTATGTTGATAAAAATCAGACATTTAACAACTATAAATTCAGAGTTTATGTAGTAAAAGGTACATATACTAAAGATACAATACCGCCTTATTCTCCTTATCGGAATGGGTAGTGTAGAAATAGATGTAGTAAATAGTAACTTGCTAGATTTTAATGTTGCACAAGATAGCAGAGTAACAGTAAATGAAGATGGAACATTAACAATAAATGGAACAGGTGGATTTGGTTTAAATATAGATAAATTACAATTAAAAGCAGGTATCAGATATTATCAAAAAGTTGAGCTGATAAGTGGAAGTATTTCTGGTTCAAATATAAACAATACTTTTTTAAGCTTTGCCGGAACTGGAGCATGGATTTCAAGCGAAAACTTTTCACAGACAAATTTAGCTAAAGATACAGAAAAAACAACTATCTGGATAAATGCGACTGCTATATTTAATAATGCAGTAATAAAAATATGGGCAAATATTGACAAGAGCGATTTCGTTAAACACCAATCTCAAACAGCAATAATGCCAATACAGCAAGAAATGTTAGAAGGAGATTATGTTGCAGATGTAGAACATCATGAGTGGGGAAAACTAGTTTTAACAGGGGATGAAGGTTTTATACAACAGCAAAATGCTAACAAATTGAATTATTTTTATTTAAATT